TGATCTCGATACCGAACTATCCGCAGTTAATACTATCTTGGGTAGTATAGGTCAGTCTCCTATCTCTACCTTAGACTACGACAACCCAGAAATAGCATTTATATATAATCTTTTAAAAGAATCTAACCAAGATGTACAGAATGAAGGTTGGCATTTTAATAGAGAAAACCATATCAAACAAATGGTAGGTTCTGATAATAAAATTATTATTGATTCGTCTTACATTAGAATTGATAATGCAGATGAATGGGATAAAACCAGAGACTTTGTAAGACGCAAAGATTCTGACGGTCAATGGAAAATATATGATAAAGTTAATCATACTTTTGAATATCCAGATGATGATTATTTCCATGTAAATGTTATTAAATTATATAAATTTGAAGATATACCTGCACCATTCCAAAGGTATATTACTTACAAAGCAGCAGGAAGAGCAGCTGTACAGTTAGTAGCTAACGCTGACCTACAACAAATGTTAGGTGTGTTTGAAACTCAAGCTAGAGCTTCCTGTGTAGAATATGAATGCAATCAAGGTGACCATAACTTTATGGGTTGGCCAGATGAATCTGCATATCAAGCTTATAAACCTTATAGAGCATTAAGACGTTAATGGCTAGTATTACACAACAAGTAGGTAATTACAAATCCGGTATATCTGAATTACCAGATGAACTTAAAGTTCCCGGACAAGTAGTTGACCTTAAAAACGCTATACCAGATATTACTCGTGGTTGTATTAAACGACCCGGAAGTGATTTGGTAGAAGCTATATCACCTAGTACAGCAGGTACAGGTGGGAAATGGTTCCCAATTTATACAGAACAAGATGAACAATATATAGGACAAGTAGCTACAGATGGTGTAGTTAATATATGGAGATGTAGTGATGGAGAACCTATACCAGTAGACTATGCTAATGTTGCTGGTACAAATTTAGCTACCTATTTAGTACATACTAATCCAGAAGATATACAACCATTAACAATTAACCAAACTACATTCTTTGCTAACAGAACAAAAACTGTAGCAATGAAAACTGACTCAGCCAGTAAAACTCCGGCTTTAGTTAATGAAGCATATATAGCATTACGTACCATTACCTATGGTAAGCAATACTCATTAGATATATTTGATCCTACTGATCATAGTACAGTTACTTATAATCGTGCTACAGCTATTGAAGCTGAAGAAGATGTAGATGTATCAGGAATATCAGGTTATGTTAATGATGGTAAATGTGAAGGTATGTCTAAACATACTGTAGGTCCTACCGCAACTAACTCAGGTACACCATATAGTCAAGGTGGTACAGGTAAAAGTAACCTTAGATACGAAATGGATGTACGTTGTACTCCAGTAGTTGAACCGGGTAGTAGTCAATATGATGATTCTTATCAACCTCATCCTACTTTACAATTTGGTGGTGAAGGGTGGTCTACAAACGACACTCATACTTATACTTCTAATAAAGGTTTAGAAACTCAAATTAAAATTACATCTCATGTGGCTATTACTTCTAGAGCTAATGTAGCTTTAGTTAGACCTGAACCTACAGCTTCTAATGCTCTCGAAAATGTGTCTGCTGAAAGTATCTTAGCAGGTATGAAAAATGCTATAGAAGCCATTAGTGGACACGGTTTGACTGTTACACAAACTGGTAATGGTTTACATCTACATCGTGCAACGCCTTTTAATGTAACAACACCTGAAACTCAGTTAATGGATATTATTACTTCTACTGCTAATTCAGCTGAAGATTTACCTAAGACTTGTCGTCATGGTTATATAGTTCAAGTTGTTAATAGTGGTGAAGATCAAGATGATTTTTATTTAAAATTTAAAGTTAATAATATAGCGGAAGATAATTCAGTTACTGCTACATATGCGAGATCCGGAACGACTATTACGGTAACTTCTAACGGTCATGGTTTATCTAATGGTGATACTATTATTGCAGATTTTACAAGTGGTGCAGGTACTGATGGGTGGTATACTGTAGCAAACGCTGCAACAAATACTTTTACAGTAACTGACTCTGCATCCGGTACTATTAGTGCAGGAACTTCTATGAAATATACACCTAACCGATTTGGTGAAGGTATATGGGAAGAATGTGCAGCTCCTAATTTAGACGTAAAATTTGATGTGGATACTATGCCACTTCAACTTAAGAGAGTTTTACCGGGAACATTTTCTATTAATGGTGGTGGTTCAACTTCTTATGCTAATGGTGCATTTAGATTTGAATATCCACCATGGGATGATAGAGATGTTGGAGATGACCTGACTAATCCAAAACCCTCATTTGTGAATAATAAAATAACTAAAATCTTTTTCTTTAGAAATAGAATAGGAATGTTAAGTGGAGAAAATGTTATCTTATCTAGGGTTAATGACTTCTATAATTTCTGGGCAAAAACTGCTTTTACTATTGCTAATGCCGACCCTATTGATTTACAATCTACCTCTACATATCCAACAGATTTGTTTGATGCTATAGAAGTTAACGCAGGTTTACTGATGTTTAGTGCATCACAACAGTTTTTATTAAAAACAGATGAAGCACAGTTAACACCTGAAACAGCAATCGTTTCATACTTATCGTCGTATGCATTCAATGAAAAGACTAAACCATTTAACATGGGTACTACAGCAGGTTGGTTAAACAGCACAGCAAAACGTACTAGATTCCATGAAATGGCTGGCATACAAAGAAACGGTGAACCAGCAGTATTAGAACAAACTAAAATTATATCTAAATTATTTCCAGATGATATAACGTTAGTAGCTGAGTCTACTGAAAACTCAATGGTACTGTTTGGATCATTAAATAAGAATGAAGTATGGGGGTATAAATATTATACTCAAGGAGAACAACGGATACAATCAGCTTGGTTCCGATGGGAACTTCCCGGTACGGTAACCTTCCATTGTATGATGGATGATGTTTACTATGCTGTATTAAAAAATGGAAGTGTTTATACCTTACAATCATTTGATATTAAAAAAGCTACAGATACTTTAATGGTTGGCACAGCTCCTACTGAATATCTTATACATCTAGATACTAAAAAAGAAATCAGTTCTGGATCTTTAACATATAGTTCTGCTACTAATAAAACTACTATGACCAAACCTACGGGTTATGATAACTCAGGTCAACTTGCTGTATTTTGTAAAACAGCTGGTAATAATGTAGGTCGGTTTAGTAAAGCTACTGTTAATGGAAGTAATCTAGAATGGGAAGGCGACTGGTCTTCATTAGATATTATCTTAGGTTATCTATATGAAATGGAAGTAGAGCTCCCTACTATATTCATCCAACAGTCAGACGGTCAGCAAATCAAATCTGAAACTAGAGGATCATTAATAGTTCATAGACTTAACTTTTCTTTTGGAGCAGTAGGTCTCATTGATGTAACACTCAAACGTAAAGGCAGACCAGACTATAATAAAACATATGAATCTATTGATTGGGATTCTTATATATCTAACACTTTAAGTATTTCTGAAGAACATATCCATACTATACCTGTATATGATCGTAATACTAATTTAAGTGTACATCTTAATTCAACACACCCATCTCCAGCCACGTTAAACTCAATGACTTGGGAAGGAGATTATAACGCTAAGTTTTATCAACGTGTATAACATCACCCTTACCGAACAAGAAGTACGTATATACATGCAATGGTTAAATAAGAACCGTATGTATAAAGGTATGAATCTACCCTTAGGTAATCCTTGGGAATCTTGGATGCAAGATACCATAGACAAATTACAACACGCATTAAATGAGTAAATATATCCATCCAATTACAAAGGAGGCTGCTATTGAAGTAGCCTTCCATTTACGCCCTGACGACTTCAGAGAGGTCTATGAAGGTCATGGGGAGAATCCTTTGGTTTCGATCCCTAGAGACGCTATGAGCGGCGATACAGTCTATTTTACAGCTCCTAACGGCAAGACTGCCGGACTAGCTGGAGTACAACCGAATGGTTTGATCTGGATGCTGTGTACACCAGAGATAGAAAAAGTACCACACACTTTTGCTAGGCAAGCTAAAAAGTTTATTGACAATAGAACGGAACCGTTACTATGGAATATAGTTGATAAACGTAACACCGTCCATCTAAAATTACTACAATTTTTAGGATTTAAATTCTTAAGGGAACTTAAGTATGGTCCTAACCAACTAACCTTTATTGAATTTTGTAAATTAAATGTGTAATCCCGTAAACGGCTGGCAAGTTGCTCAATTTGCAATATCATCAGCTGCACAAGTAGGCAATTATATGTCTCAACGTGCTGGCGTCAACGCACGTAACCGAGCTAAACTATTAAATTTCCAACAAGATAATATAGAATATTATAATGATGCTCTACTAAGAGATGTTCAATGGAAAAATGCATTGCAAGATACTGAGATTGCATATGATAATATTTTCCAACAAGCAGCGGAGCAATGGAGAGTAAAAGATTTAGCTATAGAACAAGCTAAAGATAAACATGCTAACTATACGATAGAAGCTTTACAAGAGATGTATAGAAAAGAATATGCTGGTACTCAAACTGGTGTAACTGCTTCTCGTTTAGCTAATGAACCTATACGTAAAATGGG